TCCCTCGATTCTATCTTTAGCTCTGATATGGCTATTGGCAGATACGTTGCACAAAGGGCGGGAATCGGTATCAACGCAGGCAGAATCCGTGGCATCAACGCTAAAATCAGAGGCGGAGAAGTTCAACACACAGGCGTTGTACCTTTCCTTAAAAAGTTTGAATCAACTGTCAGGTGTTGTACACAAAATGGAATACGAGGTGGCTCAGCGACTGTCCACTTCCCAATCTGGCACCAAGAAATAGAGGACATCATTGTACTTAAAAATAACAAGGGCACTGAGGACAACAGAGTCAGGAAACTGGATTATTCTATCCAAATCAGTAAACTCTTCTATGAACGATTCATCAAAAACGAAGACATCAGTCTCTTCAGCCCTCACTCTGTTCCAGGTCTTTATGATGCTTTTGGGACTCCTGAGTTTGATGAACTATACGTTCGTTATGAATCAGATGACTCTATTCCGAGAAAGACTATCGGTGCTCAAGAACTCTTTCTGGACCTCTTGAAAGAAAGGGCAGAAACTGGTAGACTGTATATTATGAACATTGACCATTGCAACTCTCACTCGTCCTTTACGGACAAGGTTGAGATGAGCAACTTGTGTCAAGAGATCACTCTCCCAACAAAACCACTTCAACATATTGACGATGAAACTGGAGAAATTGCTCTCTGCATTCTGTCTGCTATTAATGTTGGAAAAATTAGGGATCTTGAAGATCTTGAAGTTCTCTGTGATCTTGCTGTTAGGTCTCTTGATGAACTCATTGATTTTCAAAACTACCCCATCAGAGCAGCAGAAATTGCAACAAAGGCACGCCGTTCACTTGGAATTGGTTACATCGGTCTAGCACATTACCTTGCTAAGAACGGTGAAGGGTATGGTGATCCAGGCGCTTGGAAACTTGTTCATAACTTGACGGAAGCATTCCAGTACTATCTCATTCAGTCCACCGTGAACCTTGCTAAGGAAAAGGGTGCCTGTGAGTACAGTAGCCGAACCAAATACGGAAATGGAATTCTTCCCATTGATACATATAAGAGTGATGTAGATGAGATAGTGCCAAATGAGCTTCACTATGATTGGGAAGGTCTTCGAGCACATGTCCGTCAATATGGAGTCAGGAACTCAACTCTGTCGGCTCAAATGCCATCGGAGAGCAGTTCCGTTGTGTCAAACGCAACAAATGGAATCGAGCCACCTAGAGCCTTTCTGTCCGTTAAGAAGTCAAAGAAAGGAGTTCTCAAACAGATTGTTCCTCAATATGGAACTCTTAAGAACTCTTATACGCTTCTTTGGGATATGGAGTCCAATCGTGGTTACATTAATATTGTTGCTGTGATGCAGAAGTTCTTTGACCAAGCGATCTCTGGTAACTGGTCGTATAACCCGACTCACTTCCCAGACAATGAGGTCCCAGTTTCTGTAATGGCGCAAGACCTTCTGACTACATACAAATACGGTTGGAAGACCTCATATTATCAGAACACATACGATATCAAGACTGACGAGGTTGAAGAAACCAAAGAGTCACTTGATAGTTTAATTGCTCAACTAGAACAAGCCGAGGAGGAAGAGTGTGAGTCTTGTAAGATTTAAGACAAACAGCGAGAGTAAACCAATGGTCGATTCAATGACCGTTTTCAACTCAGAAGAAGTTGACACTAAAAAACAACCTATGTTTTTCGGTAAACCACTAGGTGTTCAGAGATACGACTCTTACAAGTATCCAGTTTTTGAAAAACTCACAACACAGCAGTTAGGTTACTTTTGGAGACCCGAGGAGGTTTCCCTCCAGAAAGATCGCAGCGACTATCATCTGCTGCGCCCAGAGCAAAAGCATATCTTTACTTCTAACTTGAAGTATCAGATCATGCTTGACTCTGTTCAAGGTCGTGGTCCTGGTATGGCGTTTGCTCCATACTGCTCACTTCCTGAACTGGAAGCGTGTATGAAGGTCTGGGAGTTTATGGAGATGATCCATAGTCGTTCCTACACCTACATCATTAAGAATGTCTACTCAGACCCATCTGATGTGTTTGACCATATTCTTAATAATGATCGTATTGTAGAACGTGCTAAGAGCGTTACAGAAGCATATGATGACTTCATTAACGCTGCCCATCAGTATGATAACTCTAATGACTGGAAGCACGCTCTTGAACAAGTCCCATATGCACTCGAAGGAAGGTATGAACTCAAGCGCAAACTCTACAGAGCAGTTGCAAACGTTAATATACTTGAAGGTATTCGCTTCTACGTATCCTTTGCTTGCAGCTTTGCGTTTGGCGAACTCAAGCTTATGGAAGGAAGTGCAAAAATCATCTCTCTAATTTCGCGTGATGAGAACCAGCATCTTGCCATCACTCAGAATATTCTGAAGAAGTGGTCTGATGGTGATGACCCTGAGATGGCACAAATTGCTAAAGAGGAAGAACCTTGGATCATTCGCACATTTGAAAATGCCGTGAACCAAGAAAAACTTTGGGCAGAACATCTGTTCAAGGATGGTTCAATGATTGGTCTTAATGATAAACTGCTGCAGCAGTATGTTGAATGGGTTGCCAATCGCAGAATGAAAGCCATTGGACTCAAACCGATCTATGACATTGCCGCAAAGAACAATCCACTTCCTTGGACAGAGCATTGGATCTCTTCTAAAGGTCTTCAGGTTGCCCCACAGGAAACCGAAGTCGAATCCTACATCGTTGGAGGAATCAAGCAAGATGTCAAAGCAGACACATTCTCAGGATTCTCTCTCTAATTTTGAGGAGGTTTGGGAGGAGATGGAGAAGATTGAACCTCTTGCTCCACCTCCTACAGATGTAGAAGACTCATACCGAGCATATAAAGAAGCAGCATTGTCTGATGCATACATGTTCGGTGAATATGATGGATATGAAGCATTTAAGAGAGAGGACTGAGGTCCTCTCTTTTTTTATAAATATCCATATAGGAAAAGTGTGGCGAGATGAAGTCGTTCAATCATTTCATAAGTGAAAAGAAGAGAATAGGAACCTCAGCACCTGCTCCAGAACCAGGTGGAAGAGACCCGCTCGACCCAACAGGTCGTAGAAGAATCGGTAAGAAATATTCAGATCCAAGTAATCCTCCTAGGGTACAAAACCCAGAAGCAACAAAACCATCATCGCCAGAACCTATCAAACAGTCTGACGCTTCGAAGCGTCAAGTAAGGTTTAGACGTGCTCAGAGAATAAAGGGAGCAACTGGTGGTAAACCCACCGGATCTTTGAGATCTGGAAATTTATCTTTTCCTGGAGATAGAAGTGGTGCATATCAAAGAGCAAAGACTGACCTAGAAGCAAGAAAAGGATTCTCTGGATCTAGGTCTGGTGGTCTGAAAGCAGATGAGGCTAACCCTAATGTTGATCGTTCTGTAAGACAGCAGAGAACGGTAAAGCAGAGTGTCCCTGACCCATTTGATCCTAAGGCACCTAAGGCACCTGCAAGACCATTTAAGAGTGTAGTTAGAAGAATAAAATCCACAGCATCTTCACAAGTTCCAGATCCATTTGCTTCTGCAACTAGCAAACCACCGAAAACACCACCAACACCAAAAGCACCATCTGGTCCTGGTCCTGCAACGTCTCAGGCTATCAGTGATATTCAGAAGTCAATGTCCAGACGAGGCATCAAGACAACTGATGCTGATGTAGTGCAGCGTTATATGCGTACAGCACAGGATGCTGGTCGTCGTATTGACCCAGATCTTGTATCAGCACAGGGTGTTAAAGCATCTGGTGCTAAACCAGAGATGGTTGGAACAAGGGCACCAGTAGGTCAAGGTGCAAGATTTCGTGCTCAAGCGGACGCTGCTAGAGATATTTCTAGAGCAAGGGACGCTGACCTTGATAAGGCAATAAAAAATCTTGTAGATAAAGGTACAGTTAGAAAACCAAGACAAAGTTTCAGACAGTTCTCACAAAAAGCATCTGCATTTACAGATGCTGCTAAAAAGTTTGGTGATAACCAACCTATCAAACCAGGTTCATCTCCAGCACCAAAGAGTCTTGACACTTCTCCAACAAAACCTGGTGCTGGGTATGTTCAAGGTAATAAACCACAACCAGGTTCAGAGGTTGTTAAGTATCAACCAAAACCTCAAAAGAACCTTTTCCAAAGGTTAAGTTTTAAAATTCCTGGAACTTCAAAGAGAACAGCACCACCAGAGTTACCTAATACAAAACCATTAACTCCATTATCAAAAACTGAAGTTGTTCCTCCAGATACTAAACTACCACAGTTTGATTCACCTAAAGCAGAACCTAAGGGTCCTAAGGTTACCTCTGATGCAGGTAGAACTGGTCCTCGCACTGGTTCAAGAATTCCAACAGGTGTTAGAGCTGGTGCTAGCAAACTCTTAGGAGTAGCCTCTGTTGTAGGAACAGGAGTTGATGCGGCAGCAGAATTTAAGAGAGTCAAGGACTCTGGTGGTAATGTTGGTGATGCTGCTTTAGCTAGTGGAACAAGAGTTCTTGGTGGATGGGCTGGTGCTAAAAAAGGCGCTGCCCTTGGTGCCTCGATCATGGCTCCCGTACCAATTCCAGGTGCAAGAGTTGCTGGTACTATCGTTGGTGGAGGTCTTGGGTATATTGCAGGTGCTGGTCTTGCATCAGGTGCAACTGATCTTGCAAGAAGTAAATACAAAGGTTCCTCTGGTTCTGCACCTAGTAAACCTGTAAGTTACAATGCCAATTCTGTTGGACAGCGTGGTGCAAAGGGTGGACTGACCGATGCTCAACTTGATAAATTGATGTCCGTTCAAAGGGCAAAGAGAAAGAGGATGCAAAGCAAACCGTAATTTTATAAATACTTTTACGGTATTGTTATCATAAAATGTCCTTAGAAGGTATTAGAGAAGCATATGCTTCCATTTACAATAATCAAGAACAGGAAGTTCTTGATGAAAATGTTCTCAACTACCTTGGGAACAAATTTAAAAAGGGAGCTCAGCAGATTGGCGGTTTCATTGGGAGAGCTGGAAATGCTGGATCTTTAGGAACTTCTGGGGAAGCTTTAGGTGCTAGAGACCCAGGCAGAGACCCTGTGCCTGCTCCTGCTCCTAGAGCAATAAGAGGTCAGGGTAATAGAGAACTGCGTCGTCCTGGTGATCCTGGACGCACCAGTCAACCAACCACAAGAATCAAACCTAAGACTCCTGCTGCTACCCCAACCACCAGTGGTTCAGGTAGTGGTTCAGGTAGTGGTTCTACCGGTGGAGGTACGAGACCAACAACTCCACCTGGTAATAGTGCTGCCTCAGTAAACCCTGGTTATGAAAGACGCACTCCTACCGGTCCTGAACTGAGAGCAGCACAAGCTGCTCGTGCTGCTGCTCCTAAGGTTTTACCATTCAAAGATATTGAGAGCAAAGCAGTTGCGGCAGGTGTTGGTGTAGCAAAGGGAACCGTTAAGGATCCTAAGATTGCTACCGATGCTGCTAGAAAAGCAGAACTTGCTTCTATCAGACAAGCAGCAAAAGCAGAAACTATGGCTAAAGCTGATAAACCAACCTATAGAAGTGGTCGCCAAAGAATGAGAATGATGGACTCTTATGATATGGTTCTCGACTATCTCCTCTCTGAGGGGCACGCAGAGACCGTAGAAGAGGCACATTACATCATGATGCAACTTGACCAAGAACACATCCAAGAGGTTGTCGAAGCATACGTTGTTACCAATGCCGATAAGAGAGGTAACACCAAGGCATATCAGAACTACAAAGCTGGTATGAAGAATAAAATAACAGGTGAACCGCTATACAAGGCAGCGCCACACCTGAAAGGAGTCTGAATAACAGGGGGTTGACAAGACCCCCTTTTTTAATTAGACTAGGTTTGTCCCGGTTAAAGATAAATAATAGCTCATAGAATTACATAATATGAGTTATGAAAACCCCTGGGTTTTTGAAGGTAGAGCTTTTCTATCTGAGGATATTAACGATCTGTACGGTTTTGTCTACAGGATTACTAATATACAATCAGGTAAGAAGTACATCGGTAGAAAGTACTTCTGGTCATTTAGAAAACCTCCAGGTAAAAAAAGAAAAGTAAAACAAGAATCTGATTGGCAGAAGTATTATGGTTCTTGTCCTGAGTTGAAGGAAGATATAAAAAAGTATGGCAAAGAGATCTTCAGTAGAGAAATACTGAGTCTCCATGAAACAAAAGGAAATTGTAATTTCGAAGAGACTAAACAACTATTCTTAAACAACGTCTTGTCAGAAGCTCTTGACGACGGTAGTCCTGCGTACTATAATAGCAATATCCTTGGACGCTATATGCGAAAAGACTATGGTAACTTTACAAGAAACTCTGTCCTCAACGAATGACTGGGTAATTGATCGTATACATACTCTCTGTGCATCCAAGTTAGATGAAGATGCTTTTGCAATTCAGCGTGAATTTAACGAATGGTTAGATCCTAATACACAATACCACGACGTTTATTCACTAGAATACTTAGGAGAAACTGATGATTAACACTCACGGACCTTCAAAGGAATTTAAAGAACGAATACTAGCAGAATGTAAAAGACTCACAGAGTCTGGCAAACATGTAGAGGCGTCCTACCTTTATAGAACATACTTTCCTGAGGAGGAAAAACTTGGTTATGATTGCTGAACTACTCTTGACGCTTACGCCAGTTGATTATCACAACTTAGCAAAAGTCGTTCAGGTTGAAGCTGCAAAAAACACTGCAGATGAATATTGTGTTGCTGCATCTGTTCTTAATAGAGTAGCATCTGATAGGTTTCCAAACACTGTCCATGAAGTCATCTATGCTCCTGGTCAATATGAGGGCATATATACTCGCAGATGGATCCCAGTGAACCCTGCCGTTAAAGAACGTATTAGTTCTGAAAAAGGTAAGAAACAAATATTAAAATGGTCAGCGATTCTAAACGGTAGAACTGACTTCAAAGGTCAGTCCATGCTAAAATACCGTATGGCATCCGAAGACCCAATGTGCCATCCTAAAGGAAACTACTATCACTATCATTGGCAATGAATTTTAAAACGCTACTCAAAGGTGCTCAAAGTGTAGTCGAACAAGTGCTTACTCCAAAGTCACAAACTCTAGAGTGCACTATTGATGATACGCCCATTGATTGTGCAGATCTTCAGGAGAACTATGATCAAGGAGAATGTTTCAAGCAAGACGCTATCAATTATTACACGGGTGTGCCTGCTCCTGCATATCTCACTGATGATGACTGGTTTGGTCCTGCTCCTGTTCGTTCAGAAAAGCAGTTAGACTATATTGAGCAAGAGACTATTGCTAAGCAAGAGGAAGAAGAAAAGCGTAGGGAGTATAGTGGTGAACCTTGTAGTATGCATCAACTGATGTATGAAATGGCTACAAGTAACTGGAACACCGTTAAAGAAAGTCAAGGTGGTTCGGAAAACTTTCAGGAAGGACCTGGTGGTTGGAATTCTGGTAATGGTTGGAGTATTAACAAAAAATGAAAAAACTTATGATGGCACTGGCAGCAGCACTTATCTCTGCTCCAGTATTGGCAGATCCACTCAAAGAAAACGAGTACTTCACTCCTCACTCAATGGGATGCATGTTACTCAGGGAATGCACCGATCATGTCAAAGAACTCAAAACAGTCACAGACCTCAACAAGGATAGTTTCCTTGCTGACGTTGATTATAGTATTGTTGCTGATGAGTTTGACTCTCTCATCCGATCACTTAATAAGGTCGGAGCTAGGGTTTTTCTAGCAGACCAACGATACTTCCCTGTCGGTCATCGTGGTGTTTATCATACTGTGAGTAATAACTTCTTTCTGAATGTCGCTCACATGCGTCGTCCTGGCACTATGATGTCAGTCATGCGTCATGAAGGATGGCACGCCGCTCAGGACTGTATGGCGGGTAGCATCAAGAACAACTTCATTGCTATCATTAAGAATGAGGAAGAAGTTCCTCGCATGTACGTTGCGATCGCAAAGGATGCTTATAAGTCACAACCACATGCAATCCCCTGGGAGAAAGAAGCATACTGGGCAGGTCACACTGAAGGTATGACTGCTAAAGCATTGGAGTCTTGTGCTGCTGGCACTATGTGGACTGACTACGAACCAACACCAATGACTCGCGAATGGTTGATGGAGAACGGTTTTATCACTAAATAAAGGTGCCTTGCTCCTATTCAATGGACTCTACTCCAAAGAAGAAAGAGGAAGCCAAAACGAATAAGTTTGACTGGGCAGACGAGGGTCTGTCCGCTCTTGTGCGTGTTGTTATTTTATCGTGGTCTGCTGCTATTCTCACACTAAATTATGTGACTATTCCAGGCGTTCCTCAGAAGAACATCGATCCAACTTTCATAGCCTCTGTTTTTACTGGAACTTTAGCTACCTTCGGGGTTGTTCCTACTAAGAAAGATAAGAAAGAAGAAAAAGCAGAAGCAGAGAAAAAGGAAAAAGTCACATAATGAATTTAGTTTTGAGACCTTTAAATGATATTAACGACGTAACTTGGAGTATTATTATTTCCATTTTAATACTCCTTGCTGGCGTTGCTTATTACATATATACAATCATGAAACTCGCATATGGGGAGTTAGACGATGAGCGATCTGACAAATAAAGACGCAGAACAGGATACTAAGATTGCTGTAATGGACAGCACTTTAGAGAATGCTATTCGTCGCATTGAAATGGTTCATAGTCGTATAGATAAGACTGAAGAAAAAATTAAAGAACTTAAGCAACAAGTTACAGACAACAAAATTTGGATTCAGAGAGCGTCTGCGGTCATTGGTGCAGCAGTGGCTCTTATTGGAATTATTGTTGCAATGCCACAAGATGCAGATTCAAAGGAGTTAAAAAATGGGAGCAATGACCCCGCCAAGCAGGAAGTCGTGTTACAACTTCCGAGTAGTTGAGATAAACCGTGTTGTTGACGGCGATACTATTGATGTCACCATTGATCTTGGTTTTGACTTATTCAAGAAAGAAAGAGTTAGAATTGCAGGCGTTGATACGCCAGAGAAAAGAACAAGAGATCTTGACGAGAAAGCATTAGGTATTGATGCTACAAACTGGATGAAGGAAAAACTAGAAGGTGCAGTCCATGGAGACGATGATCTCATCATTCGAACTGAACTGGTTGGTGGTATGGGTAAGTACGGTCGCCTTCTTGGTTGGTTATATATCGGAGATGCGGAAATATCATTGAATGAACAAATGATTGACGAAGGATACGCCTGGGCGTATGATGGTGGCACCAAGAAAAAGAACTTTGAAGAACTTCGCGAAATCCGCAGGGCACATGGTACACTTGTTTAATTTCTTACTCGCTGTTACACTATGGGTACAAGTTCCTCAGTGGTCAGATGATTGGAGTCATTGTGCTGTTGATGTTCCTGATGCATCTTGCCACTGGTATATTGTTAACGCCGACAATACCTTTGGAGAAGGATTCGACTGGGAAACCGCACCGTGGTATTCAGTAGAAGGTCTGCAGGATATTGCAAATTTGCATGATGATGTTATAGATAGTGGGTATCAATATACCGTTGAGGCACTTAACGATGCAAAAAGTAATTAATGTACTCGCGTTGTCGTCTTTTGTTGTATCTGCTGCCGTTGTTGGTGGCGGCGTGTATGTTTATCTTAACAAAGATGCAATGATTGAAGATGTAAAGGAAAAGGTCACAACTGCTGCTACAGAAGCTATCGCAGGAGCACTTCCTGGAATGTTGGATGCAGCAATGCCTGAACTTCCTAATGTAACGGGTGGTGCTGTTCCAGTTGGTGAAGGTAAAGGAGGTTCTGTTCCAGGAATGAGACTTCCCTGATGGCAGAGATTCGTGATATTCGTAATGTGGAAGTTCGTGATATAAATGTCCCTAATTGGATGACTGCCCCACCAAGAATCCCATCTGCTCCTCCAGTGACGGTGCAGGTGGGAGTTCCTGTGATTGATATTCCTGGGTGTGTTGAGGCACACATTGATAATAAGAAGGGAACCAATGATAAGTTGGTTGAGGATGACCCTGATGGTGCTAGGGTCTTTTGTGATGGCAATATGCCATCGTTCAATCCTATTAACTACAATCCAGAAGAGTTGAAGTATGAGCAACCACCACCAAAACCACCAAAGGTTGCACCACCAGAAACTCCTGCTCCACCAGAGGTCCCTAAGGATGCTATTCCTAAAGTAGAAGAACAGGAAGAACCTCCTTGTCCTCCACCTAACGCACCACGCATTGGTGATGTGGCACAGAACCAGAAGGAGAGGGTGTCTGGTTATGAACTACAGAATGGTATCTGTGTGACTCTCTACGAAGATATTCCTTTGACCGCACAGTATCTACCAGCACCACAGGTTGCTGCGACCACTGCTGTAATTGCTGTAACTGCTACATCTTCTGCTCTATTGGCAAAACCACTGGCAGACTTATTGCTCAAAGTATTCAAACCTGTAATTAAAAAAGTAATTACAAAGGTATCAAAACTTAGGGGGAAGAAGGTAAAGATCGACTCTTTAAAGGAGCGCCGAGATCTTCAGCGCGAACGCTCACGGGCGATTCGGACCTTGCGGAGGATGAAGGACGGGAAATAGAGTGAACGTGTGGTGCGATAGTAGTAACATTATCAACCACTACATCAGCACATATAGAATAGTATGGACTCTTTGGATGGAAGCGAATTCCTTTCTTCATCAAATCTCCACAATTCTTGAGTCTGGCTATTTCAAAATCTAACCGTTTATTAGCAGTTAGTTGTTGCTGCAATGCAATCTGAGTTGCTGCTGCTTTTTTACACTGGTCTTGTAAGTCTTTATCTAAAGGTGTACTCCAAGTCATAGAGAAACCTACAGATAGGTTAGTATTATTTTTCTGTCCAGTTCTAGTCGGTACGTGATATAAAATATCTCCTGGATTATCCGGTGCTCCATCTCCCGTGGGATTGCCATTTGCATCAAAGTCACCTGTTAGGTCGCGCATATCAAACACGGGATCCATATAGATGTCTTCATATGGATGTTGTTGAGAAAGTGAACCTGTAACGAAAGGAGTGAAGTTCACAGTAGGACCCTGACACTGAATTCCTCCTCCGTAAGTATTAGTGATATAAGGACCCTGTAATACCTGGATCGCTTGGTTGGTCACCGAACCTGAACTATTTGCGATTGGAGATGCAGTAGCAGACACGCCACCAACACCCTCTGCTCTTACGGGTGCCGCAAATAGTAGTGCGATTATTGCTGGAAGATACTTGTAGTGTCCGTTACGCTTGTAACGGTGGTCTCCCTTTGAATAATCGTGTGATTGCTTAAACCTGGACCAGAAACGGTTTGCGTAAACTGAAACGCCGCTCCTGGTGTTGTTTGTTTGAATGTTGGTGTCGCTGTGACCCCTGTCCATTTTGAATTCACTCCTTCAATTGATACATTAACATCACCTGTTGTTGGTGATAAAACTCCACTGGTTGGTTCAACACCACTGCCAGTTACAGAATATTGATATCCTGTATTATAATCCATAGAATTAATTGTTTCAGTCACGGTAGAAGTTGTCTCCGTGTGGCTAGTCATTGAGCCCTGCGTAAAGTTCGGGACCACCGGAACGCTGTATGCGGGTTGCAATAATCCATGAACAATACCAAGAACCAATCCTAGCCCGATTGCTTCTTGTAGTCTAGTCATCAGTCGAAGATACTAACTTCAGAAACGAATTGGGCGGTTACACTTGTACCAGCACCTTGAGTAGTACCTGAGACAGTAAGCCCGTGTCCACTATCAATGGTTCCTGGTTTGTTATCTCCGCTGTAACTACCAGCAGCACCTGCTGTATATACTGTGCTGTTTGTTCCAGTTGCATTAGTAGCGTCACCAGTGATAACACTATTGGTGAAAGAGAATGCCTCTCCATCAGAAATGGTGGCAGTGGGAATATGCCATGAAGACACCGCACCATTGCTAAATTCATTGAATCCACCAACTTTCAGGTCATTGCCTGTGGTGTCAGCATCTAAATCCAAAGAAACACCACTACCAGAAATTGAATAACTGTTTGCAGTTCTAGAGGTGATGGTTCTAGTCGGGTCTACAGTGTGCTGAAGACTTGACTGATGTCTAGTAACGAGTCCGCCAGCGTGAGATGCACCAGCAGTCATCAATAACATAGCAAAAGCAAAAAGACCTGCTTTCATGGGTATAGAGTGATTTATTTTTATTTAGCTTGACGTTTTCTGAAAAAAGCGTTATACTGTATACATTCAAGACTCAATAGCTCAGCTGGATAGAGCAACTGCCTTCTAAGCAGTCGGTCGTAGGTTCGAATCCTACTTGAGTCGCCTAATCCTCTGTAGCTCAGCGGTAGAGCCATCGACTGTTAATCGATTGGTCGCAGGTTCGAATCCTGCCGGGGGAGCCGCCCTTATAGCTCAGCGGTAGAGCAACGCTTTTGTAAAGCGTAGGTCGTTGGTTCAAATCCGACTGGGGGCTTGACCACACATCATCTTTCCTTTATAATGTGCTCATCCGTGTGAAGGATGTGTCGGGGGATACTTCCCCCACCACTTGCGGAAGTAACTCAATGGTAGAGTCCCTGCCTTCCAAGCAGGTTGTTGCGAGTTCGAATCTCGTCTTCCGCTTTCGGATATCCGAAGTTATCCGAAATTATACCTAGTATAAATATTTTACCTTTTGTAACAAAAGGTTTACATACAGGGAAATGTCGATTCCCTTTCATCTGTGGGTAACCAATCCACAAGCAAAAATAACGAGGTACTAACTAATGTTCAAATCCGCAATCGCACTTGCTGCCGCTGCTCCTTTGATGGCAGCACCTGCCCTTGCAGGTCCCTACGTCAACGTCGAAACCAATGCAGGTTGGACCGGTGGAGATTACACCGGAGCAACGACAGACATCCACCTGGGCTATGAAGATGCTCTGGGTGAAGCTGCTTCCTACTACGTTCAAGTAGGTGCTTCTGTCGTCTCCCCTGATGCTGGTGATTCTGACACTGTTCCCTCTGGTAAGGCAGGTCTGGGTGTAGACCTGACCGACCGTCTGGGTGCATATGGTGAAGTCTCTTTCATCGGTTCTGGTGACGCCAGCGTTGACCGTGGTTATGGTGGTAAACTGGGTGTGAAGTACAGCTTCTGATATAGACAATAATACATCTAGATGCTATGATGGGGGTGCGACGGCACCCCCCTTTTTAATGAAAAGGATTTTACTATCCCCCGTTACTCACTTCAACGTATTGCTAGTGGGTTTTTTAATTCTAATTGGAGTCCAACACAATCATGCACACCATACGATGGAACATGATATTCATGGTGTAGTGAGAAAGTATTGTAGAGCAAACCCTGGCGATTGTGCAGAATATCTTCCTGAGGACTGGTTAAAATGAAAATTAATCTCTGGTATTCAAAGAGTATGGGTCAATGGCGTTGGACTCTCACTGATGAGAAAGATACAAGGTGGATGGAAGCAGGACAACGACCAGTTCTACGTGATGCAATGGAAGATGTTGCCAAAACCGTAGAGTATATGCTACAATATAAGGATAAGGGCGATTAACTCAGCGGTAGAGTGGCTCCTTTACACGGAGTAGGTCGGGGGTTCGAATCCCTCATCGCCCATATAAATAACTGAAAATGAAGACGTATATTTCGTCATACAATGGACAGTATAAAGGTAAGGTGCCGCTCCTGTGGTAAGGAGTTAGTAGGACACCCAAGTAGGAGCGTTTCTTGTGGATGCTCAAATATGACAACTATTCGTGGAGATAAGATATCTGCGGTTGACTTAAGTCAGGTTGTTATGTTAAACTCTCATCAGTCTCATAAAAAAGAAGTTCTGTCGAGAGAAGACATTCAATGGCAGGAACAAAGAAGACAACGCAAGGTTCGTAAGTTGAACTTTGAAGTCCGCTAGGAAAGGTGGTCGAGTGGTTGATGGCTCTGGTCTTGAAAACCAGCGATGTGAAAGCATCCGTGGGTTCGAATCCCACCCTTTCCGTTTCATAAATACTCAAAAAGTCTATAGACATGGGTATAATCATTAACGGTCAAAATGATACTATTGGACCCGTAGACAATAGTATGAGTCTGCTGGGGACTGTTAGTATCGGTGGCACGATGACCATCGAAGACTTTACTAACATTGACTCGGTTGGTCTTGGAACTTTTAGAAATGGTATTGATGTTACTGGTGGAAATGTAAAAATTGGAACCACGACTGAAGGTCAAAGTGAAGCAGACGATTTAACTATTGCTACCTCCGCTCACACGGGGATGACCATTCGCAGTGGTACTACCAGCAAAGGTGCTGTTTATTTCTCAGATGGCACTAGTGGGGATAGTGAATATAGAGGAGTGCTTGAGTATAATCATTCAGACGATCACTTCAGAATATTAACTGCAGCAGGAGAAAGACTTCGTATAGCTTCTGATGGTAAATTATCTATCACAGGTAGCACTGCCAATATGGAATACCTCCGTATGGGTGGAAATAATGATCGTGGTCTTAGATTTAGTTCATCATCTGGTTCATCATCTGTTGGAGTTGTTCATACAATCAATGCTCCTGGTGATAGTGGTGTTCAAGGAGAGATTGTATTACAGACAAATAGCACAGAAAGATTTCGTGTAACTTCTAGTGGTAATGTTGGTATCAATGATAGTAGTCCAACAGCAAAGTTATCTGTAGTCGGAAACGCATATGTAAGTTCTGACTCATTTATGGGTGAGAATGCTGGTATATTCTTTAGTGGTTGGAATGATTATGGTGCTGGAGTTTATGGTAGAAACTCTGGTAATGATTTAGTAATGAATGCTGGAGCTAGTGAAAAAGTTCGTATAACTTCTGCTGGTAATATTGGTATCAATGAGACAAATCCAATAGGAGACCTGTCAATAACTGGTGCAAATGGATCCACTATGGAGTTCCAACCGGATATTGTTAGTGGCACTAACAGAATTACAAACTTCAATAGATCAACATCTACATACAAGGCTTTTAGACTTGATGCGTCACAACATGAGTTTTTAATTAGTGGATCAGAAAAACTTCGTATAACTAATACTGGTCATCTATCATATCTCAACAATTCACCACCTGCTTGGCAAGTTAATACTGGTTATGCCAATGTGACACTTGGTAGCAGTGCATATCTTAGAAGTGATACTGATGTAAACAGTAATTTCTTTACATTAGGTTCTAATGCTTATAGGGGTTCAAGTAACTGGCAGCATGTAAACTCTGGATGGGCAACACAGTTACAGCAGTCTGCACACAATGGAGATCTGTATTATAGTTCATCCTCAACTAGTGGTAGTGCTGATGGCACCATATCATGGGTTGAACATTTCCGTGTAACTTCTGCTGGTAATTTTGGTATCGGAACAGTTCCTGGTGCTGGTGACGGTGCTACTTATAATAATTGGGATGTTCCAAAACTTCATGTTAGAGGTAGTTCTGGTAGTGGTAAGTTCCATTTATTAGGTCGTTTCCGTGCTGGAAGTGACGCTGATAATACTGGTTCTCAGATTGTTATTCATCATGAAAATGATAGAGGAATGGCACTACAAGGTGGAAGAAGTAGTGGTAATAGATCTTATGGTGCTATCAAGTCTCTCGATAACCTCTCAAGAGAATCCAATGTGATGGTATTCACTGGTGGATCTGGCCAGGGTGTTGAAAATATTAAGTTCTACACCAATGGAGGTTCCACTGGAACAAATGAGAGAATGTCGATTAATACCTATGGAACTGTCCACACTGGAGGTTCTACGGAAATTACTCAGTCATCACTAACACCTGATCTTATCACACAAGCAGGTGTTGTTTCTCCAATATTCTATAGACCATTTCAGAGTATGTCTGGTGCTCCAAGCACGAGTGGACCTGGATATGTTGATTTTGGAACGGGTGGTGTAAGGCACAATTTGACAGATCCACATCTTGGTGCTTCATATGGTGGATCACAATTCCAAGGTGGTTTAATTAATAGTTATGGACAGACATTTTCAAATACTGCATCTGGAACGGTAAGAGAGGAAATGAATTGGAATAGGTTTAGAATACTATTCCGTGGACTATGCCTCTCATCTAGCCATAGTGCTTCAACAGTGAAGTTTAGGTATTCTACATATCATTATAGTAATGGATGGCAAGATCATTCTGGAACAGAATGGAATTTTACAGGCAATGAGCAAGCAAGAGGTGGAAGGTGGTCTGTTGGTCCTTGGATAGACCCAACTAGTTATTTCACTAGCTGGTCAGATGTTCCTGGATTTGCATTGTATTATAATGATAATGGTAGTGGTAGAACTTTTAGAATTGCTGGTGGAGTTTATTTCCAATTTGCACACTTTATCTAAAAATAATTAAAACTATGGAAGAATTTTCTGATTTCAAACAAGATTTTTATACCTTTGACGGTAAAGAGTTTTCTCATGATCCTATGATGACTATCAGGGATTCAAATGAAAATGAATTTATTGCATATACTGTTATTAACGGTATGACAGTTGAACAAGCAAAAACAATTTCATATAACAATAAAATAAAAAGACTTAGAGAACTTAGAGATGAAAAAATTGCTAAGAGTGACTGGAGAGCAAATGTTGATGTTACCTCAATGAGTGATGAATGGAGAACTTACCGTCAAGCACTTCGAGACCTTCCATCAACCATGACTTCATGGGATGATTTTGAAACCTTTTCTTGGCCTACAGAGCCTTCATAACTCCTGAAGGTTGATAAATACAAATAAAAAGTAGATAATGACTTCGCAGATTAGAGTAGACGAAATTACTAATAGATCTGGACTTGGAACCGTTACCATCTACGATAACGGTTTTGAGTTTACTGGTGTTACTACTTTTAAGGAAGATGTAGACATAACTGGTGGTCTTACCATCGGTGGAGTATTAACTTACGAGGATGTTACTAATATTGATTCTGTTGGTATTGTAACTGCTAGAGCAGGTATTAATATATCAGGTGGCAACCTTCAAGTAGGTGGCACTAATGTTATAAACAGTGGTCGAGTATTATATAATCTTGAACAAATAAAACTAGCAGATACTAAAGAATTAGTTTTAGGTTCTGGTAATGATTTAAAAATACAGCATTCGGGAAGTCATAGTTTTATAAGTCAAGAGGGTGTAGGTGCATTAAAAATAAAGGGTGATGATATACGATTTGAAGATGCGGGGGGAACTGAAGCACTTCGTATAGATGATGTTGGTCGTCTTTTAATTGGACGCACCAGTGTTCTGGCATCTTCTGCTGAGAGACTTACCATTGATGATGGTATGGCTATTTTTAGAAGAACCAGCTCTAATGCAGCAGCTCTATACATCAGAAACGAAGATACTACAGCGGATACAAGACAACCATATCTTATTTTTACAGATGGTGGTGGAAATAGAGGTGGTTTTGGTGTTCAGTATAATGAATCCTCTTTATGGATTTCTGGTCAAAATGGCATTGCATTTAGAACTGGTGGAACTGCTCCTAGTACAAATGAAAGACTTCGTATAACTTCTGATGGACAACTTCTTCTTGGTATTGATAATGCTGTAGATGCAGAGGTAGATTTCCAAATTCATAGTGCAACTTCTGGTAATGGTCCTATTTTAAATTTAACTAATGATACTGGAGATTGTCGTATATTCTTTGGACAAGATAATAGTTCTGGTAGTGCAAATGCAGCAGGACAAGTAAGATATAATGTAGCAAATAATTATCTAGCATTTTATGCAAATCTTGCAGAAAGACTTCGTATAGATTCTTCTGGTAATTTGCTGTTGAAGACTGGTGAAATTGATATACAGGGGGGAAATAAAACTGTTAAGACAAGTGCTGGTTTTTTACAAGTTGGCACATCAGGTTCACATTATCTTTCTTTAATTACTGCTGGATTACAAAGACTTAACATAACTTCTGGTGGTCTGGTTGGTATTAATGAAGCATCACCAACAGCAAGATTAGATATCAATCATCCCCACACCGAACAAGGACTTGTAGTTAGATCTCGGTATGGAAATATTGCTACCGCGATGGTCAAGTTTGATGGTGATCCAGATTCGAATGGTGGTGATGGTAATGTTCTTCACATTCATGGCGGAAGCAGCAGAACAGACTCTGAGATCTTACACATTGATAGCACTGGTGTAGGTGATATATTTGATATTCGTGGTGATGGTCTAACACGAGTTTATAAACAACTACAATTAGAGCACTCATCTAATGTTGCAGCAATTATATTCAATGAATATGGCGCTAATGACCCTAAAGCACAAATTGAAATGGACCAGGTGTCTGGTTCTTCTGGTCAACTGATATTCCGCACTCAGGATAGTGGAACATTATCAGAAAGACTTCGTATAACTTCCGGTGGTGATTTAGTTTACGATACAAATAAAGGTGGAATTTATAATTTTGATAAAGCGTGTTCTGCAAATACTTCAACAAATATTTTTAGGATTGGTAATGAACATGGCGCTCATTGCTTCACCATATACATGACTTGTTCCAATAGTGGAAATTCAGTATCAAAAATATATAATGTTGCCTGTCAATATGGTGGTACTCCAACGATAAATTCTGCTGCAGATACGGGTGCATATGGTAGTAATAACTTTAGTCTTACCGGAAGTGCAAGTGGTTTACAACATACATTTGCTATTTCTAATACTGGTGCAGCTGCAACAATTTCTTGCACTGTTGTGCTTGGATCTATGAATACTACAGCATCATTTGTAAAACTATAATTTAACTTTTGTTTAGTATAGTTTATATTTTCTTAATGTTTGTTACGATATGAACATATAGTTGCATGTTTAGAATGTTTGACTAATATAGCTAGTAAGTATTTCACACTAGAAACATGCACCCCGACGAATATTCTAATTGGGTGAGAGTTAAAGAAGCTTTAGAAACATCAGGAACTACTGACAACTTCTATTACAGACGCGCTTGTGCTATAGTAAGAGGAGAACCTGATCCTATGGATAATCTAAAAAATGTCTCACAGGATGACTGAGATTAAGCCTGATCAACTTATTACACATGAAGAGTGTAAAAAAATGATTGAATCTGCTATTGATAGGCATAACAGAAATGCTTCTTTGATATCGGCAGCTCTGGGAACTATTCTTCTTATATTTTACGCTCATGGTTTATTCGCTGTTCTAGAAAATTTTAAATGAACGACGACGAAAAACGGGAGTTTTATAAAGGACTCCGAGAGCGCATCAAACAACTAAGAATGGAACATTTATTTGAAGAACCTTGTCCTTTATATGAGGATGACGATGAAGACTATTAACACATTCACTTTAAATATCACAGTTGCTATTCTAGACTTCCTGTATCAAGGTCGTCACTTTCAAAGATTTTGGGTACTTGAAGAGATAGCACGGGCACCATACTTTGCTTTTTTAAGTGTGCTTCACTTACGTGAATCGTTAGGTTTGCGTGGGCAGTGGCACATTTACTTGATGAAACAACACTTCGAGCAATCGGTCAATGAAACAGAACATCTGGAGATCATGGAATCTAGGGGCGGTAATGCTTATTGGATTGATCGCTTTTTTGCCAGACACCTCGTACTTGTCTATTATTGGATCAACGTGGTTTATTATTGGATATCTCCTCGCGCTGCTTACCATCTCTCCTACGAAATAGAAATTCATGCTATGGAAACATACATGAAGTATCTGGCGGAAGTTGATGAGACTGATATAGATATATGCAGTGTGATGAATGACGAACTGCATCATGCACAAGAGTTGTATGAGGCAATGAGGATTATTGATCCTGATCGCCTAACAGTCAGAGAAAAAGATCGCGATCCATTTCCACCGGATGTAAGTGATTTGAGTTCAGTAACATTAGTATCATCAGAACAAAAATGAAAGTAGGTTTAATTGGATTAGGTCGCATGGGCGAGGGTATGTCTCGCCGTATGTTGAAAGCAGGCATCGAAGTCTGGGGTTATAGGAGAAACTATGCAAAAGCTCAAGAAGCGTATGAAGCAGGTTATGTTAGTGGAGTTGCCACTAATTTGGAAAGCCTTGTTCAAGTAGTTCACAATCAAGATGGTCTGGTTGGTAAATCACCAGGTATCTTTCAATTAGTCATTCCAGCAGAATTAGTAGAGGACACACTAAATGAGTTACTACCATTTTGTATGGAAGGTGATATTATTATTGATCATGGCAATTCCAATTTTAAAGACTCTCGCCGCAGGGCAGACAGGCTTGCTAAGTTGGGCATATCGTATCTTGACTGTGGTACTAGTGGTGGTGTTTACGGTCTGGAGCGTGGATACTGTCTTATGGTTGGTGGTGCAAATTTTGCAGTATCCGTTTGCGCTCCAATCTTTAGGGCACTCGCACCAGGTATCAGCGGAGCTCCAAGAACCGATCCTCTCAGCCATGAGACATCTGCCGAGCACGGTTGGCTCCATTGTGGACCTCCAGGTGCTGGACACTTTGTGAAGATGGTTCATAACGGAGTTGAGTATGGAATCATGCAAGCCTACGCCGAAGGCTTTAATATCCTGCATGAAGCTAATGCTGGGTCAAAGTACGTTAAAGAGGGCGATGCTGAGGTTGCTCCGATGGAAAATCCAGCAGACTATCAATACGATATTGACTGTGCTGAAGTGGCTGAGTTATGGCGTCGTGGTAGTGTGGTTGGTTCTTGGTTGCTTGACCTTACCGCTGATGTTCTACGCAGCGATAGAGAGCTTAGAAAATTCGATGGTGGAGTATCAGACAGTGGTGAGGGTCGTTGGACGGTTCATGCTGCTGTGGATCTTGGCGTACCCTCTCCTGTTATCAGCAGTGCGTTGTGGTCACGCTTTGAGTCGCGCCGTCTTGGTGTTTTCGCAGCCAAGGTTCTAAATGGTATGCGAGCAATGTTTGGAGGACACGATGTTAGGTAATGCACTCACCTGGATTTCAATACCGTTTGTACTATCCA